CGCCTTCAACGGGAGCACGCCTTTGGGCCCGCTCCCCCCTGGCATGGAGCGTCAACCGAAGACGCACCACATTCAGGTCACCGTCGGTCTCTCTTGGCTTACCCGACTGGCCCGCCTCAACTCACGCGACACCACACCCTTGCGCAAGCAGCTTCTAGAGCTCGACACTGAGTCGATACTCGGACGCATACTCGCAGGTGAGGTCGTACCGCAGAGGGAAATGTTGCGGGCCGCAACTGAGCATATGCTGCAGCTCAGGTGTTACGTTCGCGAGGCCGTGATCTCTCTGACGCTGTGGTTGGAGGTTTGCGGCTTCGTTGACGAGAAGGTGGAGCCTGAGTGGCTTGTGAGGTTCGCGGAGAAGTGCTGGTGGGACTTCTTGGGGGATCGCTACGAGGAACGCATGAAGTACCTGACCGCCAAGGTCCAGGCAGCGCACCTCGATGAGCATGAAACCCTTCCGCCTGCTCCGTCCTGGATCTGCGAAGATACGCATTTTCTTGGAGGGGCAGCCTACGCCTGGTTCGAGAGTCGCGCTGGCCGCAACAAGGCCGGCCTCGACACCGCCAGGTTTCTGGAGCTCAACAACGCCATAACTGGTCTGAAGAAGCGACAGCCGCTAATTCCCCTCTGGAAGCTCATGGCGACCCAGGAGAAGTGGTACAAGTCGCTCGGCTCGGCACGTGGGAAACCGCTGTCGGCCCGGACCAGGAAGGAGCTCAAAAGAGTACTCGCACAGATTGCGGGGGCCATCGCACCAGCGCTCCGACAGGACGCTACCGTGCCCGTCCCCAGCACAACCTCGCGCTTCGAATCGTCGACACGTGAGGGCGGGACCTTAGAGCTCTACAGGTTAGCCGTGCTCGTAGCCTCGGCCCGTCATGAGGAGATGTACGGTACGGACTCGGGCAAGGTGTTCTGGGCGCCGGTACGGGCGCTCAGGCTTGAACACGATGACGGGAGATTCCTCGAGCTGCAAGTCGCTTTGCCTTCAGCTCTTCAGGACATCCTCTCGTCTACGGTCGAGGAGATCCTCGTGAGGCCGATGATGTTGCCCGAGCCGTTCAAGGTTCGCGCCATCTCGATCGGGCAAGGCCTGGCGTACATGCGCACGGCCGCCATCCAGAAGTCTGTGCACAGGGCCTTGCAGTCCTTGCCTGAGTTCCGGGTCACGAAGGAGACTCCTGATCACGACATCGTGGCGACTCTCACACAAGTTGTCTCGGCCAGACTGGCCGTAGGTGACAAGTGGGTGAGTGGCGACTACACAGGGGCGACGGACAACCTTCTCTCGGAAGTCTCGAACCTGGTCGCCGAAGCCATCAGCAAGGCTGCCGGACACTCCGCCAGCACCACTGAAGCCTTCCGCATTGCCCTCACGGGCCACACGATCCAGCTCCCAGATGGGAGCACCACTCAGCAGACGAACGGCCAGCTCATGGGCGCAAACGTCAGCTTTCCAGTCCTCTGTATCGCCAACCTGGCACTCACAATCGTGGCCCTGCGCCGCGTTGAGGGTCCCCGTGCGAGACGAGTCGGAAAGAGTGGTATCGTGATCAACGGCGACGACATTGTGTTCCAGGCCTCCGAGGCGGGCATCGTGAGTTGGAGAGAGGTCACCTCAGAGGGCGGCCTGTCACCTTCAGTTGGTAAGAACTTCGTGTCGACACGGTTCCTCCAGCTCAACTCAAAGATGTTCCGGCCCATTGAGCACAACGGCGAAATGATGTGGGTCCGAGTCCCCCAGGCCTCCCTGCAGGTCTTGGCACCTCCCCGCACTGTCACCTTCGCGGAGTTTTGTCTCTCAGGACCACAGTGGCAACAGAC